CAATGATGAGGTAATAGAAATTCTGAATCAAGCATTGTGGTTTCTCAAGGATGAGAACTACAAGGCCGTTCCACTATCATGTGCGAAGTTTGCAACCGTTGAAGATGCAGACCGATACACGAGTCTGGATTTCTTTCAGGAGATTCGTCAAAAGGGAGGAGACCACAACGGGTTTCCGGATGCATTAGTCGGATACTCCTTTGGTTCAAGCAATTTTATGTTTGATCCGAAGGGAAGTGAGATCCTTGCGGAAGAAGTCGGTTCAAAACTGACAGATTTTTTTCAGAAACTAATGTCTACGTTTAACCTGAGAAAGAACGCATTGTTCTCAGTGTATCCCCCCGAAGTGGGTTACATCTCATGGCATAATAATGCAAATGCGTCAGCGTATAACTTCATCTTCACGTACAGTGAAACGGGAGAAGGGTGGTGGAAACACTACGATCCCATCAAAGATGAGATTGTAACCATTCCAGACGTAAAGGGATGGCAATGTAAGGCAGGATACTTTGGTGCGTATGAAGATGGATATGACAAGATTGTATATCATGCCGCACGAAATCATGGAAAGGGTCTGAGAATGACAGTTGCATTTGTTCTCGACCGTAGTGATTTATCACAAGGTTTACAAGATTGGGTTATTGAAGATATTCGCGCTGACTAAACATATAAATAAAACCATAACACTTTTATGGAATATGTTCTATGGCATACTACGAAGAACTCACGATCGATCAGGGTACCGATGTCGCCATTGATATTTACCTCGTTAACAAAGACGGGACTAAGAAAGATCTGACAGGATACACGGCTGGTGCACGAATGGCAACCAGTTACGATGCAGACAGTGACGACAAGATTCGTTTTTCTGCAGGTATCGCTTCACCCGCAACAGACGGGATTGTCAATCTTTCTTTGACCAATGATCAGACCACAACTCTGAATCCCAAGAAACGTTATGTTTACGATGTAGAAATATCTCTCGACAGTGACGGCGACACCACGATTGAACGAGTTCTACAAGGGCTCATCACAGTTACTCCATCCGTTACATAAGGGGTAATCTGTGCCAAACATTCGAGTCGACAAGGTTTTAGTAGGAACACCCAATTACAAAGCTGTACTTGGCGATGCAACGCGGGTACTGAAAATTGAAGTCGGTGTTCCCACTCGAAACGTTCTCATATCAAACCAAGTTAACCTCAATGATGTTGTCGGTATTACCACATCCAACATTCAGGAAGGTGATATTCTCGTTGCTGATGAGAATGGAATTCTTGTCAACAGAGCAAACGCAACTGACAGAATCGACGGTAAGGTATTCAACCGTGACTCCGATCGTGGTTTAATATTAATTCGACGTTCGGGTGACTCTGGACTCCCGACTGGCCTGTACGGTGGTGAACTTGCGTATTCATATCTCGCAGATCCCGCATATGGTACAGGTGGTAACGGTGGTAATCGATTATACTTTGGTGTGGGTTCAGATGGAACTCAACTCGCGACCCGTATTGATGTCATCGGTGGTAAATACTTTACAGACCTTCTTGATCATGCACATGGTATTCTCACAAAGAACTCCGGTGTCATTGTTGACTCAGACAAGAAGATCAACGAGTGGTTGGTTGGTGGTGACCTTACGGTTGATAATAACACCATTACGGTCAACTTACAAGCCGACTCTGCAAGAATTACTAACTTATCAGTAGAAACAATCAACGCAGGTGATCTTGCGACAAGTCTGGAACAATTGTTGATTGCTGGTGAAGGTATCGATATTGTAAGGGAAGGTAATCAAATAAGGATTTTGGCGGAGTTTGCAACAGACACCAACGCAGGTATTTCAAGTTTTGATTCTACATCATTCCAGTTGGGCGATTCGGGTCAGGTGCAGGCAATCATTTTCGACGGTGGATCATTCTAATAAATAAAGACTATGGCAATTACTAAACTTATACAGAAGAGAACAGACACCCCCGGCAAACGGCCAGGTCTTGCTGATCTATCCCTTGGTGAAATCGCCATCAATACACATGATGGTAAGATGTTCATCAAGAAGGATCAGAATGGCAATATCGATGTCATTCAGGTCGGAGATGATGCAGTTGAAAACGTCTATTATGTTGCAAAGGGTGCGATACGAGGTAATCTAGGTACATCACTTCAAGATGCATTTGCGACTCTCGACTCTGCAGTATCGGTCGTGACGGCCCAGAACGCATTCACCTTTAATCGTGCGAAGTGTTCACGAGACTTCGGTTTAATCTTTGACGGTCTCTACCATGATATTGCTTTCGGAACAAACTATAACGCGGTAACCTCGGGACTGTCTTATCAACGTGCAAGTGCAAACGTGGTAAGAGACCTACAGATTGTCGCAACCCGTTCTGGTTTTAACGAGGCAAAAGGTGCAGTCGCATCGGTACCAGAAGTAAAATCAAGTACAGGTGTGGACGGTGCCTTGCAACGAAACAATCGTCACTGGAGTGAAGTTGTAGACATTCTGGTGAACGGTTCGGTCAGTACAGAAACGGCCGCAGACACACTCACATTCCCCGCACCCGCAGTATTACCTTCACCAGATGCAGATGATGCGTCAGTTATTCTACAGAATAACCGTGCATACCTCAAGAATGAGGCAGTCGCATATATCACTGCAAACTATCCTTCCTTGACATATGACGAAACGAAGTGTCGACGTGACGTGGGTTTCATTGTAGACGCATTGACGTTTGACATTCTATATGGCGGCACACACGGTGTGCAGATCATTGCACAATCATACTTTGTGGATGGTGTGTCTCAATTACCAACCGCACAACAAACACAGTCTGCGGCAACTTATACACACCTTGGGGTCATTATTGACGAACTAGTACGCAATGCATTGACATCCAATCTGACTTCAACTGGATTGAATGCAGGTGGTAACGGTGGTCAGTATGCCACTGCGACTGAAGGTACGCAACTCAAAGATACACTGATCCCCATCTTCACTGACGTAATCACTGCGAACAGTCTTTCAGGATTACCCGCAAAGGTAGAACCCAATTATACTTCTCGTGGTGTTAGTGTGGAACTACGTGATGCGATCGTCGGAATCAAAGACATCGAAGATCTGATCATCACACAGTCGGTAGAACGGGCTGCAACTACGGGCGACACAACAATCTATCTGAAGTCTGGGGATTACACGATCAACAACCCGTTGAAGTTGCCACCCAAGACTGCAATTGTAGGAGACAACCTACGAACCGTGACCATTCGTCCTCAGAGTGTGGACTCTGATTTATTCTACATGGACAACGGTACGTTCATCAAGGATGTGACATTCCGTGATCATCAAAGTCTTGCTGCATGTGTGTCCTATGATCCCAACGTTGACTCGCCTGGAGCTGGTCCATTTATCATCCAGTCACCCTATGTCCAGAACTGTACATCGATCACCACAGATGGTGTGGGTATGCGTATCGACGGATCAAAGTGTTCGGGTCTACGATCAATGGTATCAGATGCGTTCACACAGTATAACGCAGCCGGTTTCGGAGTGCAACTATTAAATCGGGGATATGCACAATTAGTTTCAATATTCACAATCTCGACTGCGACATCGATCGAAGCGAAGTCGGGTGGTCAGTGTTCGATTGCAAACAGTAACGCATCGTTCGGTGACTTTGGTCTGGTTGCCTTGGGTTCGAGTCCACCCCTATATCGTGGATTCCTTGAATCAGATCAGGGTGTCTTTGCAGACGTAATCCGATACACAGATATTCGAAACCTTGACTCGTATAGTTATCTTGAGAATCTAAACGACTTCAAGAAACCAAACTATAACGATGCGATCAGTTTTGATAGTGAGGATTTCTTCTATACGATCACGGGTGTAGATTCAGTGGCCCCTGGCGTATATGATATCACTATGCAACCACCAATGAACGAACCAAAGAAAGGTGGCCAGACTGTTAACTTCCATCAACGGTCACAGATCACAACCTCTTCTCACACCTTTGAGTATGTGGGATCAGGTACGAACACATTCACTGCGATTCCACAGAACGGTGGTATTCCTAGTCGATCACGCGAAGTCGTGTTTGACTCTGCAACCCAAGAGGGTCTCGTGGTATTCACAAGTACGGATCAGTTAGGTGACTTCCGAATTGGTGCAGACTTGACAATTAACAGAGCAGCAGGACGAATCGAAGGTGAGACCTTTGAACGATCTTTGTTCGAAATTCTAACACCATACATCTTGGCACTTGAGGGTTAATCAATGGCAATCCCATTAAATGAATTTAAAACGAGAACTGCGAAGTTAGTCTCTAAACCGCCAGGTGGATTTATTGGTGACAGTGATGTCATCTATACGACACCCAACGGTATTACTGCGATTGTGTTGATGGCACAGGCCGCCAACACTTCTGAGACTGACGTGCATCAAGTGACTTTTCAACACTACGACACAACAACCGATGTTGCGACTAATGTGGTAAAGAACTTTGATGTACAACCCAATGATGCAGCGGGTCTCGTTACTGGTAAGTTGATCGTAGAACAAAACAACCAGATGCGAGCGTTTACGGAGAATGCATCCGACAGTGATGTAAACTTCATCTTCTCATTCTTGCAGGCATTGAACGGTTAATTAAATGGCTAAAGGACTATCACAACTTAGTGGAAAGGTAAGAACACGAGACCTTAGTCGTCTCGACTCTGACCGTTATGCTTTTCTTGGTCTGGATCAGGCAGAACCCAATGTAGGTTTGCCTGCGGACAGTGGTGGTCTTTTCCAATCCACATTGGATGGCACACGTAGTCTCACAAAAAGCATCTCAATCAACGAGATCATCTACGAAGCGAATCAACTAGATTCAGTTGTCGGTGGTAACGAACGATTCGTCATCGGTATTTTAGATCCTACTCAAAGAAACCCTCTAGGTATTATCAGCATTAGAGATCTACTGGGAGACAGTGGACAAGGTGCAGACACACTTCAGGCCGTTACAGAAGAAGGTGACTCGACCAGTCTTGCAATCACGATCGGTGGATTGTCTCTCACGTTTGCGGATAGTGATCCAACCACCACATCATTATTAGTACGAAATCTACTCACGGATAGTGTTGGTGTTCGTTCGTTTGGTTCACTTGCAGATGAAGCAGGACTTCTTGCAGACGGTGATGCAGCCAGTCTTAGTGGTCTATCACTCACTGCAACTGACTCAGATCCAGATACTAACATTGTACTGGTACTCAATGAACAGACCGATTCGGTAGGTAAGAGATCATTTACATCTCTTGCGGCAGAATCAGGACTTATCCAACAGGGAGATGCGATTACTGCGGGTGGTCTGACGATCACACAGGCAGACTCCAACCCCAATACCAATCAGGTTCTTGTCATTGATCTTGCAACGGACTCCGTTGGCAAACGTGCGTTTGACGATCTCGCGGGTGAAGCGGGACTTATCCAACAGGGAGACGACATTGGTGCTGGTGGTCTGACTATCGCTGATGCAGACTCAGACGAAGACACCAACCAAGTTCTTGTCATCAACCTCGCAACTGATAGTGTTGGTAAGAGATCCTTCACCTCATTGGCAACCGAAGCTGGACTTATCCAACAAGGTGATGATATCAATGCAGGTGGATTGTCAATCAGTCAAGCTGATTCCGATTCAGATACCAATCAAGTTCTTGTTATTAATCTTGCGACCGACAGTGTTGGTAAGAGATCATTCGATGACCTTGCGGGTGACGCAGGTCTAATCTCACAGGGAGATGACATCGGTGCGGGTGGTCTGACTATTGCGAATGCAGATTCTGATTCAGACACCAACCAAGTATTGGTGATTAACCTTGAAACGGATTCAGTCGGTAAGAGATCGTTTACTTCACTCGCATCCGAAGCGGGTCTGATTTCACAAGGTGACGATATCCAAGCGGGTGGTCTGACCATATCAGAGGCCGACTCCGATGAGGACACGAATCAGGTTCTCGTTATTAACCTTGCAACAGACTCCGTTGGTAAGAGATCGTTTACATCCTTAGCAAGTGAAGCGGGATTGATTGCACAAGGGGACGATATCAACGCTGGGGGATTAACAATATCCCAAGCGGATAGTGATCCAACCACTACTAGTATCCTTGTTCTGAATGACCTAACAGATAGTGTGGGTATTCGATCGTTCGCATCGTTGGCCGAAGAGGCAGACATTGGTGCAGATACGTTACAGTCTGTTACGGATCGTGGAGACTCCACATCCAGCAAGATCGTCGTGGGTGGTTTGGTACTGACTACAGCAGACAGTGACGCAACCACCACCGACTTGTTGGTACGAAATCTTTCAACAGATTCGGTTGGTATACGATCGTTTGCAACTCTGGTAGATGATGCGGGTCTAGGTCAAGATACCTTACAGACGGTAACAGACCGTGGTGATTCGACAGATAACGCACTTACCCTGAAGTCTGGTTTAATCACACCGAATCTACCAGTAAATGATGTTTCAACAAATGTTCTGGTTCTGACTGCGGACGACAGTGTTGCACAAAGAACCTTTGCGTCTCTGGCCGCAACAGAAGCGGACACGTTACAAGATGTAATGACTCGTGGAGACTCGACGACAATCGACATGACTATTCGAAACGCATCTTTATCTGCGGACTCTGTGAAGGCCAACGTCGGTTTCTTTGACACTAATAATAATCAATTGATCATCTACGATTCTGCCGGTGCAGTATTGTGGGGGTCATAAATAGTAGAAACTATTGGAGAATATAAATGGCATCGCCAACCTCTAGACAAACATTGATCGACTACTGTCTACGCCGTTTGGGTAGTCCCGTTATTGAAATTAACGTGGACACCGATCAGGTGGAAGATCGTGTGGATGATGCTGTTGCCTTGTATCGGGAATACCATGATGATGCGACAGTTCGAATCTTCTTAAAACATCAAGTGACACAGACTGACATCGACAATGGTTATATTCCTATCAGTGCAGACATACCGTTCATTCGTCGTGTTCTTCCGTTGAACCCTACGTACTCTAACGTCAATATGTTTGACATCCGATACCAACTCATGTTAAACTCTTTGGGAGACTTCATGCAGTTCGCGGGTGGTATGTCATACTACTACCAACTAGAACAGTATCTTGATTTCCTTGACAACCTTCTGACTGGCCAACCTATCACAACATTCTCACGTAATCAGAACCGTCTTTACCTACACGGTAATTTCGAAGACAAGGATGTTCTCAAGGATCAATACATCATCGCAGAGTGTTTCCAGCTGGTGGATGACACCACTTACAATATCTGGGATGATATCTTCTTGCGTGATTATACCACACAATGTATCAAACAGCAATGGGGTGCAAACCTTATTAAGTTTGAGGGTATGCAGTTGCCTGGCGGTGTGACCATGAATGGTCGTCAACTCTATGATGATGCAACCGCAGAGATGCAAAGACTCGAAGAGAAGTTAAGACTGGAGCATGAAATGCCAGTCGACTTCTTCATGGGATAATAAATGGCCACTAATCTTTACTTCACACAAGGAACACACAACGAACAGGTTCTATACGAAGACATCGTTATCGAGTCTTTGAAGATGTTCGGACAGGATGTGTACTATATTCCTCGTGAAATTGTTAATCGAGACGGAATCTTTCAGGATGATTCTGTGTCTCGTTTTGACAATGCGTATCGTATCGAAATGTACATCGAGAACACAGAAGGGTTCGACGGTGAAGGTGATCTGTTCACCAAGTTCGGAGTGGAGATTCGTGATGCGGCCACCTTTATTGTTGCACGTCGTCGATGGGGTAGTACCGTTGCACTTTATGAAAACGAAATATCAGAACCATTCTACAGGCCACGTGAAGGTGATCTCATCTATCTCACGTTGTCCAAGTCGTTCTTTGAGATCACACGAGTAGAGACAGAAGAACCATTCTATCAGTTAAAGAACCTTCCCGTCTTCAAGATGCGGTGTGAACTCTTTGAGTACAATGATGAAGACTTTGATACAGGCATCGAAGAAGTTGATGATCTGGAGGCTAATCATGCATATCAGACCGTTCTTACCTTCTCATCTATCACTGGAACATTTGAGATAGGAGAGGGGGTTACACAGGTCAACTCTGATTATACCATACAAGGCGAAGTTGTCAAGACCGATTTGTCAAATTCTGCCGCACAGAAAGTATACATCTCTCATGTGGGTGCACCCGATGGGGATTATCATGAGTTCACTTTGAGTGCGATAACCGGAGATATCTCTGGTGCAACAGGCACACCAACCTTGATTGGTGAAGACTTACAAGACGGTGCCATGAATAGTGACTTCGATAATATCGGAGACGCACTGTTAGACTTCTCTGAGAGTAATCCGTTTGGAGATCCGCAATAATGTTTGGAGATCATTTCTATCATCAACGGATTCGTAATGCGGTGGCCGTATTTGGTTCGTTGTTTAATAATATAAAGGTGGTACGTAAGAATACCAGTGGTGCGTCAATAAGTCAAGTAAAAGTTCCACTTTCTTATGCACCCAAGCGTGACTTCCTTGCACGTCTCGATGCGATGGTAGATGGTGAACAGGCTGAACGATCTATTGCAATCAAGTTGCCTCGTATGTCATTCGAGATTGTTGCGATGCAGTATGATGCAATGCGTCAATTACCTAAAGTAAACAACTGTGTCGTACCAGGCTC